TATAAGTAATGTTGAAGAAAGCAGAGAGATAAAATCATCAGCTATCTCAATCGCACTTTCTGGCATGGACAGCACCGTTCTTAGTTATGCTCTTACAGAAAATTATCAAAATAGACCTATAACTGTTTTTATGGGATTCTTGATGGGTGGTTCTAATGAAAGTGCAGGTGAAATGACAGTGTTCAAAGGTCGCATGACTAATATTACTATCAGCGATGATCCTAATGGCTCTACTGTCAATGTAGATGCAGAAAATAGATTGATTGATTTAGAAAGACCTAGCAATCTAAGATATACAGCAGAAAGCCAACAGTTCTTACATAGCGGAGACACAGGATTCAACAGAATACAACAGTTGCAAGACAAACAGATCACTTGGGGGCAAAAGAATGACACCGTTACTGGTGGCGGTGGGAAATAGCTTTTGATGCGTATCTAAATAGAAATATGCACAAACCTTTTGAATGGGGTAAATGGGATTGTGTTATGTTTATGTGCGGTTTTATAAAAGCCATGACAGGCAAAGAGTTAAGACCAAATAGTTGGACATGGAGTACAGAGAAAGAAGCAATGCAGTGCATCTTAAAATACGGAAAAGGAAAAGGTTTGTCTGAAGGCATTGCTAACGCTGTAAAAAAACAAACAGGCATTAAAGAAATAGACTCATTGCAAATAACTAAAGGGGATTTTGGAGTCTACAAAGAAGAAAGCGAACTGGCTTGCATATTTGATAACTATAGTGCGCTAGGCGTAAATGATGAAGGCTTAGTGGTAAAGACTGACGTTGAGATAGTAAAAGCATGGAGGATAGATGGCTAAGCATATAAAAAATGCTATTAAGGCTGTTGCTACCTTTATTGTTGTAGCTGCCGTAGCAGCTTTATTTACTATGTCTGGCGGTACTTTTTATGCTGCCTTTTCCGCAATAGCCACCAGTACAGCTTTGGCTATGACGTTCTCTATGGCGCTTGTAGGTTCTATGATGACAAAATCCATAGAGGCTACACAAGGAAACTTTGGCGCTAAATTTGCAAGCAGATCAGCCACAGCACCTAGACAGCTTATTTACGGCGAGTGTCGTGTAGGCGGCACAATAGCGCATATGTCAACTACTGGAACAGACAATGTGATATTGCACATGGTTATAGTATTGGCAGGACATGAAGTAGAAAGCCTACAAAGTGTAAGATTGAATGATGTTGATTTATCTACAAGTGACGAAACCATAAACGGTGTAACAGTAAAACGAGTAACTAATTCTGGATTTGTAAACACAGATAATGACAACGCTTTTACAAGTGGCAGCTTAGTAAGATTTAGATTTGTTGATGGCTCACAAACTGCTGTTGATCCTTACATGGATGCACAGTTAGCAGCTATAGGAACAAATGATAAATTTTTGGGTTGCGCTTATCTGTATTTGCAAATGGTCTTTGACCAAGAGAAATTTGGAGGTGGCATGCCTGCAATTTCGTGTGTTGTTAGAGGCAAAAAACTTTATGACCCAAGAACTGGCAACACCACTTGGAGTAACAATCCTGCTTTGTGCATAAGAGATTACATAAGCGATACACAGTACGGATTGAAAGCACTTAGCTCTGAAATAAATGATCTTAACAGCGCAGGTGGTTTTGCTGCTGCTGCAAACGTATGTGAACAAAATGCAACAAAAGCAGATGGCAGCACTGAGACCAGATATACAGCTAATGGATTTACAAACTTTTCTGCAACAGGAACAGGAATTATAGAAGGTTTGCTCACCTCTATGGCAGGACAGCTTACTTATACAAATGGACAATTCAATATTTTTGCAGGAGCTGCACAGACACCAAGTCTTACTATTACAGATGACAACCTACTTGAGCCTATAAGTGTAGCAACTAAACCGCAGAGTGGTGAACTTTACAATACAGTAAAATCTGCATTTGTTGACGCAAGCAATAGTTATGTAGCAACAGACTCACCTGTCTATCAAGACTCTACTTTTTTAACTGAAGATACTCCAAACGGTGTAACCAATGACAAACCCAACTATGTTAAAAAAATGGAAATACGCTTGCCATTTACTACAACACATGAAAGAGCGCAAAGACTGGGTAGGATAGCGTTAAAAGCACAACGTAACACAAAAGTAATATCTTGTTTGGTAAATTTAGAGTTTATGAGGTTACAGCCTTGTGATTGGGTTTACGTTACAAATGAAAGATTAAGTTTTAGTGCAAAAGTTTTTGAGGTTATAGACATGAGGCTTGAAATAATGGGTGAAGATGAGCAATCATTTTTAGCCTGCAGACTTACACTTAAAGAAACAAACTCAAACATATACACATTTGCACAAAGTGATTATCAAACTGCAGTAGCATCTGGTAGCGATTTGTCAGCAGGTGGTATTTCGCTAGCGGCACCATCAAGTCTTACTATTGATACAGATACAACGACAGTTGATGCCTTAACAACAACATCTGTTACTGCCTCTTGGACTAATGCGTCTACACCTTATGTATTAGGAACTGAAGTGCAGTTCAAAAGAAGTTCTGATTCAATTTACACAACAAGTTTTGCAAATCAAGGTGCTACAAAACAACAAATATTAGGTTTAGAAATAGGTGTAACTTATAACTTTAGAGTTAGACATCTTGGTTTGACTACAGGATCATCATATGTTTCAGCAAACCACACAGTAAGCGGTACAGCTACAGCTAAATCAGACTTAACAAACTCTACTGTAGATTACTCTTCTGACGGAACTGGAACTATGCCTGCAAGTAAAGGCGGCACAGGAATAACAAATTTTGCAAACTCAACACACTTAAACAGCAACACAACTA